ACCATAGGAGATACCCATATCAACTATTTAAGCCTTATGGTCCCGGAACCGCAGGACGCGGGGTCAGACGATAATGGGGTGTATGAATATGTGATTTGGCTGGATTTTATTTATGAAAGAGAGAGGTAAAAATATGGACAAAGCTACAGTTTATCCTGTAAATGAAAACACGTTTGAAGTAGGCTTACAGGGAAACAAAGAAGATATGGCAATGGTTGCCAACTTAACAAATTTTGGTCCCAGCATTGAAGGTGGTGTGGAAGAATGGAATGCCATGGAATCCGGTGGTTGGGGTGATGCAATGATGACTAGCAAGAAATTGTCCTTTAGTTTTTCGGGCAAACGTACTTACGGTGATCCTGGTAATGACTATATCGCCAGTCTTGCATGGAAGAGTGGCAATGATGTAGTGGCTCCCTTCCGGTGGACGATGCCTTCTGGAGCTAAGGTGGAATTTACTGCAATTATCAATGTAACGACTCCTGCAGGCGGTGAGAGTACAGCCGTTGACGGTTTGGAATTTGAGGTAAAGTGCAAGGGCAAACCGGTTTTTACCCCAGCGGCAGCATAAGTCCGACTATGTTGACCGCTAGGGAACCAGAAATAGAAGAACCGGAAATGGATATAGAGGAACCAGAGTCAGGGGAATAAAACTCCTGGCTCTTTTTAGAAGGGAGAATTGACACAATGAGGAAAGTTGATATCACAGATAAATTATCATTTGAAGGGAACCCAGCCCTGATCATTAAAGGCAAGGAGCTGGAAGTTAACGCAGATGCCCCGACTATGCTTAAGATCATGAGCATGGTTAATAACGACATATCAGAAACAGAACAGATTAACGGAGCCTATGAATTAATCTTCTCAAAAAAATCAAGAGAGACAATTGAGAAAATGAAACTAAGCACTGCTGACTGGGTTGTCGTTGTGCAAGAAGCCGTTTCTCTTGTGATTGGAGAGACTGAACCCCGGGGAGAGTAGTGACCCGTACTACGATCTGTTTGAGGACTGGGATCTGATCATTTCCAGTTTCTTGTCGCAGTACGGGTTGAGAATACGTACCAAGGAATTTGAATCAGTAAGCTGGGACGAATTTAAATCACTTGTTGCTGGAATTGCGCCAGAAACCCCATTGGGTCGGATCGTAGCTATCCGATCAGAGACCAATCGTGACACTATAAAAAGTTTTACACGGGATCAGAAGCGGATCTATGACAAGTGGCGCAACCGGAAAGCAGAAGCAATGACTCCCCAGACTTATGATAAACAAATGAAATATCTGGAGCAGATGATGGCAGAGCTGTGCGGTTAGGGGGTGCCAAACATTGAGAAGATAAAGAACGAAAAAGTAACATGTCCTTATTGCGGGCACCCTGTTAATGCTTTTAAGAATCAGGATGCCAAATGCAAAGGCATTTATCTAAAATGTAAAAATAAGGATTGCAAAAAAATATTTGAGTTAAAGATTTAAGACGCTGTGCCGATGTGCCTGTCTTACCTTGTGAAAGGCAGGTGGTATAAGTGGCTGAAAGTGTAGGTCAGATTGGTCTTGACCTTGTTGTAAATAAAAATCAATTTGAAGGGCAGATGGCAGGGATACAAGGTATGGCGAAGAAGGCGGGCCTTGCCCTTGCTGCTGCCTTTTCTGTTAAGAAGATAGTTGATTTCGGTAAGAGTGCAATTGATCTTGGTTCACAGCTTGCCGAAGTAGATAACGTCATTCAGCAGGCAGTTCCCAGCATGGAAAAGCAGATCGATTCCTTTGCGAAGAGCGCCATTGAAAAATTTGGCATGTCCGAAACCTCTGCCAAGCGATTTACAGGTGTTTTTGCTTCTATGGCTCGTGGGTTCGGGTACTCTGAGAAATCAGCTGCAGCCATGGGAACAACTCTTACTGGGCTTGCGGCAGACGTGGCATCATTCTATGACACAAGCCAACAGGAAGCCTTTACGAAGTTAAAAAGTATATTTACCGGAGAAACTGAAACCCTAAAAGATCTTGGAATTGTCATGACACAGACTGCTTTAGATGCCTATGCCATGGCAAACGGGTACGGTAAGACTACCAAGGCTATGAGCGAAGCGGAAAAGGTGGCTTTGCGGTACGCCTTCGTACAAGAAAAACTCAAATTTGCTCAGGGGGATTTTGCCAGAACTTCCGGAAGCTGGGCGAATCAGGTAAGGATCTTGTCAGAACAATTTAATGCTCTAAAAGCAACTATAGGGCAAGGGCTGATCAATGTATTTACACCTGTTATTCAGGTGATAAACACCATTATTGGAAAGCTAATGAGCCTAGCTAATGCCTTTAAGGCATTTTCAGAAATGCTATCCGGAAATAAAGGTTCTGGAGGTGGTGGAGCTGCTGCAAAGGCGGCAGCAGAAATAGGAGCCGTAACTGATGCGGCAGACGAAGCTTCAGGGGCGATTGGCGGAACCGGTGGTGCTGCCAAGAAGGCAGCTAAGGATATAAAAGGCATGACAACCGGGATTGATGAACTAAATATCATCGATCCGAAGACTGATTCAGGCAGTGGTTCTGGAGGTGGAGCCGGTGACTATAACCCTGATGAGTTTGACATGGGTGCATTGGATACCTCAGGCGTAGATAACTTTGCCAAGAATATGACAGAGAATCTGGAGAAGTTTAAAAATCTCTTAGAGCCAACCCGGAAAGCCCTGGAAGATCTGTATAATAATGGGCTGAAAAAGCTATCAGAATTTACTTGGGGAACCCTGAAAGATTTTTGGAATAACTTTTTAAAGCCAGTTGGTCTTTGGACTTTAAGTGATCAGGGCTTACCTCGTTTTTTAAACATTACAAATGCATTGCTAACAGAGGTAAACTGGGGCAGATTACGAGAAAGTTTAGCTGGCCTCTATACGGAACTGGAAAGACTTACAGTACTGTATCTTACAAACTTACTCAATTTTTACGAGTCATTTTTAAAACCTGTGGCAGTCTGGACATTAGGTGAGGCACTACCAAGGCTGGTTGATGTATTTGTTAACCTCTCCAAGGGAATTAATTGGGAAAATTTGGTAAGCGCATTGAAAGATGTATATGAGGTGTTGGCTAAGCTGACTATTGGTATCGGCGAGGGTTTAATCGCATTTGTAGAGACTCTGGCTAAGGTGCTGACTCCTTTCATTTCTGCTGCCATAGATGCGCTGGCATTGGCGTTAAAGGGAATTGCAGCATTACTTGACAAATTACCCCCAGCAGTATTGGAGGCTATCGGTTTTGCGATTGGTGGAATTGCTACTGCCTTTATGGCCTTCGAAGCTTACAAGGGTATTGTTGGGATTCTTGAAGGCTTGAAGACTGGTCTTGCAGGCTTAACAGCGATTGCATCAAATCCGATTGTTTTGGTTGGTGCTGCAATAGGTGGCCTGGCTTATGCTATCCATGAAATGAACGAAGCCTGGGATAAGAGAATGGCTGAGGAGTTTGCGGACTTCCAGCAGAAGATAGGGTCCAACACAGGTGAATTAAATAATGCGGCAAAGGCTCTTGACGATGTAGCAGCAAGCAGCAAGGAAATGATTAAGACTGCTGAACAGGACGCTAAGAAGGTTGACAATCTTACACAGGCATATTTTGATTTGGCAGATCAGAGCGAATTAACTGCAGAAGAGCAGGAGAAATTAAAAGAATATGCAAAGCAATTAGTTGATGTGGCGCCCGAACTGCAAGGTATGATTGACATGACTACTGGTAGATATACAGCTCAAAAAAATGAACTGGAAAAGGTCATTCAGAAGCAGCAAGAGTATCAAGAGTTGCTATTGTATAAAGAGATTGTAGATAAATACACTACGGCATTGAGTGAAGCAAATATACAGCTTGAAGTATCAGAAAAGCTATATAAAACCAATAGTGAAAAGGTAGAGTTATTAAAAGATTCAATGGACAAACTGGTGGATTCAGGCTTAGATCCACATGTTTGGTTTGATCAAAACAAGAAATCTTTGGAGGATTTCAATTTTGCAATTGACGAGTCCACAGACGTATCAGGAGTACTGGCCCAGGCGATATCCTTTTATGAGAAAGAACTTGGAATCTCTGCTGAAGCTCAGGATAAGGCAAGGCGATCATTGGAAGAGGCCAACTTGTCTTATGATATAGCTACTGCCACATTGGACGACCATAAAGAAAAGTATAAGGAACTACAGGACGAGATAAACGAAACTAATTTTGCTCAGATATCTCTCAAAGCAACCGAAGAAATTGATCGTCTTGGTGGTGTTTTTGTTGACGGAAAACAAGTTGTAGGCAAAGAAGCCGTAGAGATGTACCAAGCTATCCTTGATGGCTGGGGAGATACTGGTCTGGAAATGTATAATCTTGGTGAAGATACTGTGGCCCAGTTCGGTCAGGGCGGAAAAAATGGAGTACCTGAAGCAGTTTCCACTATGACTGATGGGCTCTGGAGAGAAATTGAAGCCGGTTATCGTGATCAGGGGTATCAAGTCTCTTATGACGGCGGTGTTTTATTAGCCAAAGCCATAGGTGATGGTGGAGCAGCTGAGGGAGCCAATGCAGCAAACGCAATTACCGATTCCATAACAAGTGGAATAGCAAATGAGGATAACACTGGAAAGCTTATAGAATCAGGTAAGCAGGGCGCTTCTAAAGTGATTGAAGGTGGCAAATCTTTAGACCAGGAGATGAAAACGCTTGGTTCTGGTTGGGCGGCCTTCACAAACGAAGGACTGGAACAAAAATTTGCGGAGCTACAAAGTTCCAGCACACCCAAAGCGATACAAAACTGGGCGCAGATCGGTATAATAAATCCTTTTACAGGTCTTTTGGATATCCATTCACCGTCCGGAGTATTTACCAGATTTGGCTCCAATATCGTAGAGGGCTTGAATAGCGGTATAGCAAATAATCAGGAAAGCAGCAAGGGGATAATCAGCACTTGGGTTAGCAAGCTTACCAACTGGTTCACAGGACTTTTAGATATTCATTCCCCTTCTGGTATATTTTCGGAATTTGGGCTCTTTACAGTTGACGGATTCAATCAGGGTGTTTCTGATCATTCGGAAAGTACTAATAACGTTATGGGAGGTTGGATATCCAGTCTTTCATCTGTGGTAAATACAAAGGTTAGCGAACTGCAAAATCAGATGGTGACTAAGTTTTCTGATATGCAACGGACCGTATCCAATACCTGGTCGAATATTTCAAACGATACTTCTACCACATGGGACTCCATGAAGAGCAATACCAGTCAATCTATCTCAGCTATAGCTGATAACCTCAGAATTAAACATGCTGAGATTAAAAACTCATGGGAAACAAACTGGACTAATACGAAGATATTTTCAAAATCTACATGGGAAACCATGAAATTAAATGCTAATACCATTTTTACAGACATGAAGACCTTTTTAAACCAAATGACGGACGATACAAAGTCTTCTTGGGAAGAAAAGTGGAATTTAATTAAAGAGTATTCAGACGAAACATGGAATTCCATCAAGGATAAATCAACAGAAATATTTGAGGCTATCCGCGATAAACTGTCTGAGATCTGGGACGCAGTGAAGCAAACCATTGAAGAAAAATGGAACGCAATCAAAGAATGGTTTGGAGAAATTTGGCAGAAGATTAAAGATGTGTTTAATCTGGACGAAATGACACAGATAGGCAGCAACATGATGAATAACTTCTGGAATGGTATGAGATCTGTTTGGAGTGAGATTGTCAGCTGGCTAGATGGCATCTGTGATACAGTAGGCAACGTATTTGATACTGAAATCAGTAAAGCTAAAAATAAAGTGAAGAAAGCTCAAAAGGAATCTGATGA